TCAATTATCCTGAGAGTTGCCCCACACATCCATCCATTGCTGTTGCGGAGTCCGGCTATCACCGTACTGAACAATGACGCCATCGTCCCGCATATATGAACATGACCACCCCGGTCTGTCTGCACCGAAAAATGTTGGAAACTCCTGGCGATGCTCCTGCACATCATACGGAGCCGAATATCTGCCATCATCCGGTGGCGGTGGGCACCGCGCATCACCGATGTACCATGTCGCATTTCCTGAAAGCTGAAACGCAGTAACCACAACAACAAACCACACAGCCATATATGAACTCATATTCTCCCTCCTGTAACCATATTTTTGTGTTGTTCTACAAGATGATAGCCAGGTTGAAGCAAACCTTACAACAAAAAAGAGGTTACCGCAAATGCAGTAACCTCTTGATTTTCTGGAGCCATTTGTCGGAATCGAACCGACGACCTCATCATTACGAGTGATGTGCTCTACCAACTGAGCTAAAATGGCAATGATTTTTTACCGTAAGGCGCTTGTTTAAAGGCATCGAGAACTGTTTACCGCTACAAAAACCCCTTAAAAATGCCCTAAAATCTTTGTATTCAATACCCCGAATTGCCGATAATTGTCAAGAAGAACACGTTTTATACCCGCTCTACCACCTCAATCGCCATGTTGTAGTTAGTATAATAGGGATAACTGAGTGGAGATGGTTGCCGGATAAAACAAGGGAAAGCTTCGAGCAGCATATCATCAGCGGTAGCAGCACTGTCGGAGATCCAGAAGGCCTCCTCGGTGGTTGTTAGTTTTTTCTGCTGGATTAATGCCTGGCGTTTTTCTGTTATAGTTAGTGTATTGAACTCCCCGGACAAAACCCGCCGGGGAGTCTTTTTAGATCCCCAGGGCACTCCGCCCAGGCTCTCTTCGATAATATCCCGCGATTCGTAACCAAGTTTCAGACCGTATGATATGCCGGTTGCTGGCTCAAAGTCAGCTGATCCTAGCCATAGGCGACCCATTTCCATATACCCATCCGGATTTGATGCATCCATCAGGTTAAAATACCACCAACGGGCCGTTAGGACGCTAGGTAGAACAAGTGTATAATTCTTAGGGTACTGTTGCACCTGTGTTGCTGTAAACCCCGCAGGCCAAACACTGGCATCAAACCCAGCACCAAATACCTGGGTGGTGTAGGTGGCATCAGAATAACCCCTGATACGCAAAATCCCTGTTGGAGAAAGGTTGTGTGCGCACAAAGAAATGATCCGTATCGCCTTTGCTGAGCCAAGATCAACATAGAATTCAACAGTGGCAACATTTGTTGATCTGGATTTTTTACTCAGTAGGGGGTTTTGAATATTTGATAACGGTAATGCGCCTTGCCATATGCCGCCAGAGATGGTTGCACCCAACGTATAATCCTGATGTGAAATAATTACATTGCTCATAAATTAACCCCACAACTGAATGATGATGTCATTAGAATCGAGAAGCATGGTAAAGCCAATCACCACAAACTTTTTGCCGGCATCGTACCCGTAGCGCGGATATTGAATTGAGACCACATCACCAAGATTTGGGATTATCGCAAGAGCATTCCGTTTTACTTTTATCGAAATATAATCCCGGCGTACTTTGCGCAGGTTCAGCTGACGTGTCGCTTCGGCCTGAGCCGCCGCTGGTGACTTAACCAGAGTATTGATGGTGATTTCTGAGGCGTTCAGATAGGTTGTTTTTATTGCGGGATCTAGGGCCAATACAGTTCGATACTGTTTTGATGCATACGCTCTCAACAATTGCCCAGAGGTGATTTTATATACTGCCGCAATTGATACAGTCGGGGCTGGTGTGATAAACAAACCCTTCCCAAAGAACAGACGATACCAAAAGTATGTGGATGGCATGTTGACCGGCTGCCAGGTCACACCATCAGTGCTCACGACCGACATCCCCCGCCGGTTTTCAATAGCGACAAAGACCCCGTTACCATACGATATACCGCACCAATAATCGGAAGTCGGCATCTGGGTCATCGTCCAGGTGACGCCGTCCGTCGATGTCCTTGAACGGCTGGATGCAGCACTTGACCCCTCGACCGCAACAAAGATACCGTTGCCATACGTGATATCTGACCAATTATTGCCGCCCTCGCCTGTTGTGACAACGGTAGACCATGTGTAGCCATCTGGAGAAGTCAAAACAGAATTGCTGATGCCTGGTTGACCACCGATTGCCACGAATCTTCCATTGCCAAAAGCAAGCGAGGAGATCAGATCGGCGGTAAATGTCTTGTCTACCCAGGTAATGCCGTTAGTCGATACCGCTATGTTCTGCTGAGTAGATGACCAAATACCGACAGCGACAAAAACACCATTCCCGAAAACCAATCTGATCGGAGAGAAATTGGATCCCGCAAAGATGGTACGCTGGGTCCAGCTAATCCCATTTGTTGAAGTAAGGGCCTTACCGTCTGAACCAACAGCTACGAAGACACCGTTGCCATAGGCAACATCTGTATATCCACCATAACCGGTAGTGGGCACCGTCCGTTCAACCCAGTTATAACCGTCGGTGGAGGTGATACACACCGTTGTCGCATTGGCACTGTCCATCATCACAAAAGTACCGTTGCCGTAGCACATTCCCGACCAGGAGCGTTTCGCCAGGAGAGAAGCTGTGTTCCACGCAGGGTTGGCAAAGACCCCGCCGGCTAAGTTGCTGGCCCCCTGCACCGTGTAGTTTTTGTCATAGTTAATGGTCGTTTTCCAGGTTGGTACACCTCTTCCCTCATCCTGCGTTGCCAGACGATCAATCGAGCGGATTTCAGAATCGGTGAGAGTGACAATAGGTGCGGCTACCGGGGCATCCAGTCGCCCGACATGGAGCGTATTCGCGGCATCAAATCCGTAATATGCTCCAATGCTGTTAACCACCTCATCAAGTGCAACCGCGACGGTGGTTTCATCAGTGATGTAAATGCCGATTACTGAGTTATTAAGCGTATCAAGGGCCGCAAACGAAGCCGAATCGTAACTGGTGAAAGATGCCTTTGACAAGATAGCAAGAGCAACCTTTGCCGCGGTACGGTCAGCTGCAGTTGCGCCCTGTATCCCATCAGCTGTGACTGCCCCAAAAGGAGACGATCCCAACCGGAACATGCCGCCCGCCAGATATGCCCGGTACTCACCCGCATTTGGTGGATTAGCCTGCATATCAGCGAAGCTCGTGTATGGAGACCCGGCTGTCAGGGAAACGCCACTGTCGTACACATTTGGGATTGAGAACAATGCACCATCGCGCAGCTGGTAGATCAACCTGGAGGTGTTGACGCAGATCGGCGTGGCGTTGGATACTTCACCAAGCAGGATCGGTTTCGGTTTACCGGCAATATCGGCGACACCTTCGACACCGTCAGGAAGGGCATTATTCCCCGCGTACTTATTTGGCTGCACCGGTACCGTGAACGCCTGCTGTGGGTCTTTTATTCTGATGTTCACAGTGCTGCTGTCCAGTGTCACCTGCTCGGAACTGCAACTCATCAACAGCACAGCCGCACCAGCTATCAATTCCTTTATCACGGCACTCCTCCCGCTGATCCCAGCATCAAGTAAATAATCCAGCCCGCCATCGGTATTGACCAGTGACAGCTCCCCGTAGCCGAGCGTAGAGGCGCCCATGGTTGTACCATCGGAGAACATCATCATTTTGAGACTACCGGGATTAAGAAGGCGGGGTTCGTAGTAGCGACCGACGGCAATGCAGCCGGAAGCGGAGAAACATAATTTGCGGGTAAAGCCCTTGTTGATGTTGTCCTCTGGTGCGGGACTCCAGGCTGTTGATGTTGCCCCCTCTTCGAGTTTGTACCAGTTTAAGAAAACCTCCCCTGTTCTAGTTCCTCCAGCAGGAAATAGGTAAGAAGATACAATAACAATGACATCGGAAGGGGCAATGAATGTAATAGATTTGGTTGTGTCAACTAATTCATTGATTACAATTGCGTTATTCAGAACCAGCCAAGAGCCATCATAGATGATAGGTTCTAACCAATGTCCTTGCGAATTGGCCAAGGCTGTTGATCTACCATTGGCTGTGAATGTATATGTTTTACCTTTTTTTAAAGGTATGGGGGTCGATGTCCCTGCAAATCCATAGGCGGTTGAATGTTCCATACGCATTGAATTTGGCAGAAGATTCCGCCCCAGCATCTGCGTACTCCACACCGTTTCAATCGAGCCGTATTCAACAATGAAGTTGGTAAAAATATGGTTCTGGGCACCTAGCCCATTAATATCAATAAAATTGTAAACAGCCAGCGTCCAATTTGAGATAGTAAATGTGAAACTGAAATGCTGAAATGAAGTAGTCAAAGAAAAACCGACAAGCGGTGAATCGCAAAAATCGAGGGCAAAGGTATTTGCGGCACTAGAATCAGTTTGCGCATCAAAACTAACGGTAAATGTGCCGTTACTAGGTAACAAATTGGCGAGGCGGATAACACCGGTATTCGCCGCGATACCTGAGATGATAAAGCCATCTGCTGTTTGTGCTGATTTAGAGCTATTAACAACAGGGGCCACAGATGTTGACGAAGAATACAAATTCCACCCCTGCGGATCGAATGCATCTATTTCAGCCAGGTACTCGCTCATGCTGCCGCCTGTAATCTGGTCTGTTTTTCCAGCCCTTTGGTTGAGTTGGCGGTTTTCTCGGTGGCATCAACAACCCGTACAAATCCTGCCTGGGATACATTCAACAGCGCCCGCAGTAGGCGGTTCTGTTCTCTCAGCTCTTCCAGCGATTCCTTATTATCTGCTGATCCAACCATCTGAACCGGAATTCGACGACCATCCGGCAACGGTACAACTGCCTCCGGTCCTGATTCACCAGCGAATGACAATCCAGAAGTAATGCCGCCCTGGGCAAAAGCGGGGAGGCCGAGATCGCTCCACTTCAATGAGCCGTTGGCCAGCCTCATCCATGTAATGGCGTCTCCAGTGCCTACAGTGCCGTCTGGAGCGTTATTCCCGTTTACCGTTTTTCCGGATAGGTCGTATTGCAGATTTTGAGACAACAACCCGGCCCCCATCAGCATAACATCCTGAGCAATTGACCCGGCCTTTGCCCGCATAGCTGCGTCGGATTGCGCGGTGGCAGTGGTAGGCAGACCGCTCAAAACATCAGTAACTCCGCCAGATGAAGTACCTCCCGTAGAAGTATTGCTGATAAATACCGTCGTTGCCCCATTGATGTCCTTAACCGTCGTGATCAGCTTGGCACCATCCAGTGTCAAGGCGTCTTTGATATCCTGCAACAACGAGATCTGCTGATCGATCGGCTGGGTTGTGTTGGTGAGCCCGGTCAACTGGTTAAGCTTTGACATGACCGTGGCGTAATCAGTCTGATATCCCGCTCCGGAGGCGTTGTACTGCTGAGATAAGGACAACAGGTTTTTACCCAGAGCCCCGGACTGGCTGGAATCGCTGTTGGTACTGAATGCCTGCATGGCACGTCGATACTTTACTTCCAAGGAATCAGTCGAGAGCGTACCTCCCTGAATATCCCGGATGGCATTGGCAGCAGAGAGGGCGTTGTCAACGACTTTGCCCATGGCATCGGCAACTTTTTTGAGTGAGTCTTTTTCATCCTGTAACGCCCAGATTCGCTCCTTGATTGCCTTGGTGCTGTCATCCATCCCCAACAATTCCGCTTGTCTCTGGGTATTCAACAGGGACAGATATGATGCAGAGCCTTCCTGCCCGATCAATTTGAGTTCTTCCATCAGCAGATTATTATTGGTGAGTTTCAGGGCATTCATCCGCTCATATGCAGCGGTGTAGTCTTCACCCAGGTGGGTCAGGCGTTCAATATCAGGAACCAGCAGTTTGATGGCCTCGTTGGAGATCTTACGGAAGTATTCAGATACCGCTTTCTGCTGACCTTCGCTGTCGAGGCCGGACAGGTTTATTTTGGTTGCGGCAGAGTTGTAGCCGTCCATGGCAGATTGAGAAATGGTGATCCCCAGGGCGGCGGATTTGGTGTAGATGGAATCTTTGACCGCACTGAACTGCTGATTGAGCATGTCCGACCACTTGGAATCCAGAGCGCCATAATCCGTCCGGTGGTCGGTACCGCCGAACCATGCTTTTTTACGCTCTGAGTCTACGTATGATTGCCCGGAGACGGTGCCGTTTTCAACACCCAGGGAAACGCCGCCTGCAGTATTGTTCCACTTGGTACCCAACAAACCCCCGCCCGTTGCCCAGTTCAGCGCCAGGGCACCCCACCCTAACGGGTTTGAAGCCAATGCCAAACTGGTGCCTTTTCCGACATCAGTGCTATTGTTATATACCGGGGTGTATGCCTTGATCCCGGCATATACTGCAGCTGCTGCTGCGACATAGGGCAGCGCGGCGGAGATGGTCGACCCGAGTCCGGAGGTAAGAGAGGCGGTTGATTCTGCGGTAAGGGAAAATTCTGCTCCTGGTTGTAGCACGGCAGGAATAGCAGTATTGAGACCCGCTTCCTGAAGCGAACCGGCTGAGGATAGGCTGGGCATGAGCAGAGACCCGAGGGTACCGGCCAGAGAATTTACCAAGGGCTTGATGGTTGTGATGCGGATAATGTCAGAGATGATGCTGTTGGCCAGTGATTTGAAGTTGACGGCCCCGGTTGTGACAAAGTTCATCAGGGCATCTTCCATACCTTTGAAGGCGTTAGTAAATGCAGAGTTGACCTGTGCTCCAATATCTTCAGCCGTTTTTGCATATGACTGAATGGCGTTGGTCATGCCGCCGATCGGCGTAGCGTCGTAGAGTGCTTTCTGCTGCTCCAGAATCTTGTCATTGATTGAAGATATTTTTGTCCGGATCTGCAGGCGGGTTTCCTCAGCGGTTGTAGAATCTTCAATTGCGGCAAACGCTTCCTGTTCAAGAACCAATGATTCATTCAGCTTGGCAATGCGTTCTGTTGCAGCATCTCCGGCAGATAACTGATAAAACTTTTCCTGTGTATTGATGGCCGACAGGTCCAGTTCGATCTGTAATGATCGAGCGGCGTTGTAGGATTTCATGGCGGCTACCATTTCTTTCCCTACAGCTTTGAACCCTTTGCCGAACGATTCAGCACTGTCAATACCGGATTCAGCGGCAATGATTGCAGCAAGTCGCTCTCTTTCATCTGTAACCTGCTTTACCCATCGGAACAATTTGGCGATTTCTACCGCCTGTTTCGGATACGCTGCCGCCATCTCATCTTCTTCGTTTTTAAGCTTCTGCATCGTTTGTTCATATTTTGTTAGAGATGGGTCAGAGGCATCAATTGCTTCGATCTTTTTATTGAAGGCCACCGTGAATTGGTTGTAAGAATTTATTTCAGCCTCGGCGGCTTTTTGGGCTTGAGCCGCCAGTTCTTCTGCGCGCTGTTTAGCCCTCCTGGCATTACCGGCAGCTATGGTTGATGCTTCCTGTTCATCAGTTCTTCCTCCCACCCCAAAAGAACTCAACTTATTGTAGGAATCAGATATTTCTTTATTAATTCCATCAATGTCACTTTTTATATTTGCGGCGTTTGCAGTGAACCAGTCAACCCAACCTGCAAAAGGGTTCCTGCTGTTCATTGAACCGCCTTGCAAGAGATACATAGCTGATGCAACTGCCCCACCCAGACTGTTTGCGGCATTTTCTGCGATTAAAAAGGCATTTGCCACCTCAAGCACGGCAGTTTTACCTATGAAATAAGCATACTTGAACCAAAAACCCATATCTTGGAGCAAGTCTTTATTGGATACCAACGCATCAGCAAGCGCATTTAAAGAGCGGGTTAGATCGCTTACGCCGTCATTAAGAGCAGGGGTTAACATTGTGCCCAGCGCCAGTTTTATTTCTTCTGCTGGCCTAGCAAGTGAAGCTATTGCCTTGCCTGCTGTGGTCATTGACGCTTCATAGGCACCTGCTATGTTTACACCATACTCTAAAACCTCATTCATTCTTGATGCGGTCTTTTCAGCACTGGATAATTCCGCTGATGTTTTTCCAAGTGCACCCGCTGTTTTTTTGTATCCCTGCTCGAACTGGACATTGAGACCAAGAGTTTTTAAAATTTCAACTTCTCCGGACTGGATCCCCTGTATCATACGTCCAAATGCTTCGCTTGAGTTGGTAGCCCCAATAACTGCAGCATTTTGGGCTACACGAGCTAATGCAGAAGCCTTCGATAAATCCATCTGGGCACCAGCCATTTTTACCAATGCGTTCATTGATTCTTGCGTGGTAATACCTACTTTTTTTACCCCCGAAGCATACGCCTCCATCTGCGACCCAGTGTATCCGGCATTGTTACCAACAACTTTCATCACAACATTTAATGTTTCTACACGGGCGGCCAACATGGTCGCTTCCTGCATGTACTTGCTGATTTGCCACGCTGCTAATGCTGCAGCTCCTGTCTTGATATAACCCGTGGCTTTTTCGAAGGAGCTGGCCATTATTTCAGTCGCGGATTGAGTTTTTGCTGCAAGCTGGCCAGTATCTTCGCCGATCCCTTTAACCGAACGTGATATTGCCTCCAAAGCAGAATTAACTTTATCATCTCCATCAACACCAAAGCCTATGCGTACTTCAGATAAAGGGGCCATTTTTGTTTACCTCGGTCACATTTCAAAATTTAATTCGGGCAGGTCCTACAAATCTGCTCCAGACCTTCCCCAAACATTGCACGGCACTTGTCAACTTCTTCACCGTGGCAATAATCACCGATCCCTTGATACTGGTTTTCCCTGCTGTTACTTTCCTTCTTCGATTTGCCGGCAACAAAGGCTGTATCCATTTTTAGCAGTACAGATGATTCCCAAATTGTTGGGCGGTTGCCGCTAATACGTCCCCATGCTTCCAGTTCTGTGGGGGGGATCGGGTTGTAAATAACCGAACCTCCGCCCATACCTGAAATAATGCCGTGTGTCCGGATTCCGCATAGATCAATAAACCATTCCAGTAAATGAGATGCAGGCTGCGCAATCATAGGGACCGGCGGGTAGGCATTATGTGCTGCCAACCCGCTCGACCACTCTACCAACGCGTCTGCTATCCCTGCAAAAAATTGGCACGGTCACCTATTTCCTGGTCAACCTGTTCACGCAACCAGGGGAAACGGGTATATGCCAGACGGACATTGTCCGGGGTACAATCCAGCCACTCGTCAGATGACAGCTCCAACTGATTACGGTCTCCGGTGCTCCATGACTGGGTACAGGCCACCAGCAGATCCAAGGCTTCAGATTCCATTTCCTCAGCGGTTGGTGCTTGTTGTTTCGTACGGGATTTATTGGATCGTTCCAGCCTTCGATTAAGCTGTTTGCGCTGGATCTCCTTGAATCTCCCGGAATCTCTGCCGAAGATAACAACGGACAATCCCAATGGTGCATTGGTGCGGGGATGAAGAATGTTAATTTCTGCCGTTTCTGATGGGGTAAAATCTGTTAATGCCATGATGTTTCTCCTCTGCACGATGAGTGCTTAATATAATTTTGGATTTAGAATTTTGAATTTTGGATTTAATTCAACATCCAAAATCCAGCATTCAACATTTTAAAAAAGAGCGGTAAGGGGAGCGATGGGACTCCCCGACTCCAAGGAGGAGAGGAGCCCCGCCAAATGATCAGGTGAAGTTGATTGCCAATTCGTCATCACCAGTGTTCATGACCAGGGAGAATCCATAATCCAGAGTACTGGTGCCGTTGCGGTCGCTGGTGCCGATGCCGTTGGTCACACAGACCGGAGCGGTCAACTGTACTTTGTTGTTGGTCGTGCCGCCGATCGGGCCGATGGTGAGCGCAGCCGGAGTTCCCGCAAGCCAGTTGGAGTACCAGGGGTTCGTTGCAACCAGAGTCATTTCCGGGTCCAGCTTGCCAGTTGGTTTGCGGCCGGTGATGTTGGCGGAAACATAGCCGTTGGTGGCGGCCATGCTGTCACGCAGCGCCACGGTGTTGCCCATGTCGATGCTGAAACTGGAGATTACCGGGGTGTATGCCCCCAGGGTAATTACCGTGCCGAAACTTGCCGGAGGGACGGTACTTTCCAGTGCCGATGGTACGATCATGGTGACATCGGTAGTGCCGGTGTAGACACCAGTCAGGGTGAAGTTGGCAATGATCGGTTCACCAATTTTACCGGAGAAACTGACGTTGCCCGCGGCACCGACAATTTTGTGGAGCACGCCGTCATGATAGAAATAGACGGTTGAGGGGAGCACACCGGTTGAAGCTGGTTTGTAGATGATGGATGCCGCTGCTGTTGTGCCGGACACGGCGAAACCGCAGGTCTTGAGAGCGGCATCAATCGCCGGGGGTGTGGTGACGTAGGATGCGCCCGAACCTTTCAGTTCGGCGCTGAATGTTACCTGTGCCGAACGGGCCCCCATGATGGGCGCCATATTGCTGAGAGTCGAGGTCATTGCCTGGCGATCGTACGATTTCACGTCCGGGTTAAACTTGAGATCGAATACGACCATGTTCGCGTTGACTGCTGCGGGTACCGCATCAGTGCCGGCGGTTGTTTCCTGCTTGATTGCCATTACGGTTCTTCTGGTGATCATGGGGTGTTACCTCCTGTTGGTTTTTGTGGTGTATTTTCAACAACCGGTTGTATGTCGGTTTCTGGTTCTTTAAGTGACGGTTCAGCCTCGAACTGCTGCGGAGCAGAAGCGTCAAGGATGGTGATAGCAATATGTGTGGGCGTCTCAGTCATGGCTGCTCCTTTCAGACTTCCCCAGGGGGAGTGCGATAGATAATGGTGTACTGCAAAACTGCCGAGACAACGGCATCTCCGAACTGACCACACTTGATATTGATGCCGTGGCGGCGCAGATCGGTGGCGGTACCGGAAATGGTGCGGTTATTGGCCAGCAACGTACAGACGGCATTAGCAGTGCTGCGGGCCGCTTCGGCGGTGATAACGCCACTTGCGAGACAGTGGATTTCCAGCTTCACTTCATGATCATCGAAACTGTTCAGTTCGGTGATGGTATCCTCAGTGTCAAAGTGGGAAATGGCAGGGAGTTCACTTTTGTCAAATGGCTCTTCTTCTTCATCCCGCCAGTTATGAACAGAGAACTGCACCGTGTCCGGCAGGGTCTGCAGCAGTGCGGTCAATGCCGCGATGATGGTATCCCGCTTGCTGGCCATTACTTCGCCACTCCTTTGAATTTTTCAAATGTCCGCATACCGCCCAGCCCGAGCATTCCGGCCAGAAGAATCGACAGATCTTCCATGGGGATGTTCGGCAGCGGCGGCAGTTCCGATACATAGCCGAACGGCAGCAGCGATACCTGCATAGTCCAGGGGAGCAACGGTTTGACAACGAACGTGAACGCCAACCCGCAGACACAGACCCAGCCAACAGCCGGACGCCAGCCCGATTTATAGAGGCTGTCAGATCCCGCTTCGATCTTGTTAAGCTCGATCTGGCCGGACATCTGCACAGTGTCGTAATCAGCCGCCGCTTTTTGAGCGACCGCTTCCATTGCGGTCAACTGCAATTGGATTTGTGCTTTCTGTTCACTGGTGAGCGGGGCTTCTCCGGTGATGGCGGTACGCAGGTCTTTTGCCAGCGTGCCGACCCCTTCGGCCATGCCCTTTATCCCGCCAGATATGATGCTGTCCCAAAATGCCATGATGCCCCCCTAGTACACCGTCACGACAAGGATGTCGGACAGGTGCTGGTTGTTTGATGTGACGATGCGAAATTCGATGCAATATGTTGAGCCGACGGTGCCTCCGCGCAGCAGATAGCGGAGGGCCGTGCCGTTGGATGTGGTGACCTGGTCGATCATTTCTGCCGTTGCATCTGCTCCGGTTTCCGAGTTGGCGCAGAGTACCTGACTACTGACGATGGTTTCACCGGTTGCCAGCTGGCCATGACCATCCGGTCTGCGGAACTCGAATATCCGGTATTCTTCGTTGTATTTAGGTTTCTGGATGCGGTTCATGCCGGTCTCCTGATTCTGCGGCCATAGTCGGTGTATCGTCTGGGAATAGAAATATTCATGTATATGCGGCGCATGGTTTTATTATAAAAGTTACGCCCGGTGGCTGTATTGCTGAAGCTACGGATCCGGCAGAGATCAATAGCAATTACCAGGGAGATAGTCCCGAGCCAGGATGGGTATATTCCGATATTTTTCAGCCAGTCCGGATACATTATGCCGGAGTCCGAGTATTCTTATCCGGGGAGACTACAAACGAGTGCAGCACAGTAACCCCATCATCGTCATAAATTGTCACTGACAAACCGTCTGGGCTGACAACAGCTTTGTTAGTCTGCATTTTCCGCGATTTGGTCGCCTGGGAATCAACCCCATAGACCGCGTTTAGTGTAGCTATGATCGTTGATTCAGCAGTATCAGTGCCCAGCACTTTGGCCCATACCGCCTCTGCAAAGACTGCCGCGTCCATTGCTGCCATTTCTGCCTCCAGCACTACTATTCTTGACTGCAATGACTCCAGAGTCAGGGTTGCTGTAACTGTCCCATTAAGATCTGAGAGATCACCAGACTCTGCAGCCGTCATTGATCCAGTTATAAAAACATCGACAGTGCCGTATATGTTGGCAACGTCGCCCTGTTCCACAACTGTCAGATCTCCGGCTATGCCACTGCCGACTATGCCAGAAACTAACGATATATCTGGCGGCTCTGTAGCGATAAGACTACCGGAGACAGTTAGTTTCCCAGAAATAGTGGAGGTGTCTCCCGTTTCCTGGATTGCCAAAGTGCCGGATACACCCACTCCTGAAATATTGCCGGATATTGCAGCAGAGTCCGATGACTCATCAGCGGATAGCAATCCGTTAATAACAATTGAACCATTAAATAGTACGGTGTCCGGGCCTTCTGCCGCTGATGCAGTACCGTAGATCGTTATGACACCGTTAAAACCTGATATATCGGATGGTTCTGTGACGGTTAAAATCCCAGAGTTATCCGATAATGTTTGCTTGTATGGGCCGATATCCCATGGGATTGTGCGGGTACTACCGGTTATATCAGTGGTAAAAGCGGTAGATAGGTCTAATCCAGCACCAATACAAGGAGAGCTGGACTGCAGTTGGAAATTTTTAGAGGGGGCATCAACAAACAGCGGATCTAATAAAATTTTGTTCGTGCCTTGTCCGGAACCCGCATTGAAAAATACGCTATTTGATATTGTCCCGGTGGCGGCAGAGTAACTTTTTGCATTAGTATTATAAAAAATATTATTTTTATAAATTCCAAGGGCCGTCAAACATGCGATTACTCCTGTTGTAGGGCTTCCAGACGCAAAAATTGTGTTAAATATTTTTGCATTAACTCCTGCCCGGAACAACATGTAATAATCCCCGGTGGTCAAACCGGTGAAAATACAGTTTGCGATATCTATTGAGCCTACTGTGTTGGTTATATCGAAATTGTTCCTTACAGTGAGGCCGTTCTCTTCTACTCTGAGGCGGTGAAATTTCCAATTACCAGGGGCTGAGTTCATGCCAATAGAAAATTTACCCGCCAAATTTTGCCGGATTACACCATCATAAAACTCCCCGTTTTTAAATCCAGTGGCATTAAAACCAATCCCGTTGCTTGCTCCTGAAGCTCCCATATTCTCGTACAAAAAACCGAAAACCTTGACAGTTGTACTGTCGTGCATCGAGAGGCCCTGGTCACCCATGCCGGTGGCATAATGGTTATAGTGATCCACCTGCGCGGTATCTGTATGCTGGAAACCGTGGGCACCACCCGCTGCAATAACCGACCTGATATTGTGTGTCCTGACTCCTAAAGAGGTGCCACTAAATGTAAATTCATTCCCGTGTGTGATATCATCAATATCTACATAGTTTTTACTGGCGCATGTTGCGGCTTGTATCTCCGGGAGATATCCCGGCTCACCTTTATAGATGATTCTAGAGAGATCCCCGTCACCAGAAGAAGGAATATTTATTGATGCAGTGGAGAAAGTACCGCCGCGCCCAGAAAATATGACAACATCTCCAGGAGAAAAGGTACTTGCGTTAAATGTCGCGCCCGACATGGAAGTAGACGCAGAGGTAGGGTCGGTAGCTCCGGATTTTGTAGATGTACCATCTGCGCGTACAAAATACGTTGCCATTGGTTATACCGTTGCGTGAGTGATAGTCCCGGAGGTGATGCTTATTGCCGCTCCGTTTGCGAGAGACACAGTAGTCAGATTAATATTGGCTCCAGAAACACCAACCGTAAGACCTGATATTATTGTGGCATCTGCACTATTTCTTATTTCCGCTAACGCCGCAGTTTGTGTCCCCGCACCGGTGACCGTAGATGCAGTAACTGCATTTAGCGTTAATACATCACCAGAGACAGTCCCCGCTGTTGCCGCCAGCGGCAATGTGGCCAGCACACCAGTTGCGCCCGATAATCCGGAAGTGCCTATCACCAGTTTCCCGGAGGCCCCGATATCGGTTAATACTGCGTTCATTCTTGTCGTTCTCAGCGATGATCGATACGTTACTGACATGTCAAATCTCCTTTAAAGTCCTCTTGGAATATACAAAATATTGCTTGGTCTTGACTCTAGGTTGCCGCTAACTGATGTCACAAAAAAGTACCAGTTACGCCGGGCATCCATTTTGTGATGTATGGCATTCTCCGGCCCGCTGGTTGTGTAGAGCTTGAACAGCTTCTCTGTCGATGGCCTGACATAAAGCCGATGGTGTGGGCCTTCACCCGCTTGCCACGTCAACCATATCCAGCCTATGACGACCAGGTGTTTCATAAAAATTCTTTCTCGATGTTATTTGCGCAATGCCCGCTCTCGTTTGCTACGTGCAAAAAAATCCAATCAATAACGCGCTCCTGCCATTTGCCGTGATAGTTACGACCGACGTAGGAGGATATGGATTCATCGGCATCTATTCCGAAATACGTCCCGATCTGCTGATCCCAGCCGAGCAGGATATTTATAAAATACCCCCTGCGTCTGCCACGGTCTGGCAATTTCATACAATCACGTGCGCCGTTTCCGGGACCATGCTGTTTTTGAGCCAGCTGGTGACATCAAACTCCGGGCAGAGCTTCCCTTGTGCTGCTCCGCTGGGGGTCTGGCAATGACCTATGACGTGGGCCTTTGGATAGGCACCGAGCAGTTTTGTGGTCAACATATTGAGAGCCGACCACTGCTCCCGGTTATACTTACCGCTGCCGATCATGCAGATGCCGATGCTGGTGGCGTTCATTCCCTGGACATGAGCGCCGATCTCTTCAACCGCCCGTCCGGTGTGGACGCTGCCATCCAGATAGATGACAAAGTGATAACCGATCGCCTTCAGGCCGGGGTTGAAGCGGGTGCGGTTTTGTTCGGCACGGTGAAAGCCACGCTCGACATGCCAGCTGTCGATATCGGCAACGGTCAAGGGTTTGCCGGTCGGGGTGTCAGCACAATGGATGATGATGTTTTCGATGGTTCTCATTTGCCGGCTCCCTTTTTAGCGGTTTCGACTACTTCAACGATGCCGTGCTTCATTGCCCAACCGATTCCGGTGAGGCAGGCTACGGTGACCGTTGCGACGATCAGCCAGCCGATGCCGAGGATGCCGCGGTTGACAATGTTGAGAATCGTTTTGAGCTTGTCTATTTCTTCCGGCTCGAACCCCATGGCGCAGGTTTTATGCCCCATTGCCTGGACAACTTTGGCGATGATCATCACGTCGTCACGGGTAAGGGCGTTTTTGCGCTTTTCCGATGTTTCCGGAGTATCCGGCAGCATCTTCATAATGTCGTTGAGAGCATCCAGATCTATGCTCATTGCATCTTCCATCAGAGCGCCCCTTGTATAAATGTTGAATGCTGGATTATGGATGTTGAATTGAATTCAAGATCCATAATTCAAAATTCAAAATTGCTTTTCAAATTGTTGCCAGCGTTACCAGCGAAAGCCCGTGACCATCAGGAAACGGCTTTTTGATGCGGTAGGCATGGCCTTTGACATTCAGCACGGCGTTTTTGAGATCGATTCCGTCCAGATCGGAACTGATCATGGTGACCTGCGGGTCATCGGTGATCACTCCCATGTTGCTGATGCCGTTGTCGTCGAAGACCACCGTGATCTGTTTGACCGGCAATGCACCGCTGGTGAGCGTGGCGGGGATGCCGAAGGTTTCAAGCATCCCCGCGCTGTCTGCAGCTACCATTGAATCGAAGTCCACGATTTATTTCTCGAACGCGGCAAACTTTGCTTCAAATGCTGACCTGACCCCTTCTGATGGCTCATGTTCCGGCAACAATGCCTCCAGGGCCTCTACGGTGGCGGCTGCCGCAATGGCGATCAGCAGCTCGGCATCGGTATCTATCGTGATGGCGTGGACGGTTACGGCCTCGGCAGCGCCGGCGCCGATCAATTCCAGTGCCTCATCATGATCAGCCTCGAAGATCTCCCCCGCTTCCGTTTCGACACCTTCCGGTTTCAAGCCTTTAATACTGTTGAGTGCTCTCAGTTGCATACTATTCTCCTCGAAGTATGGGGCGGCAGCTGCCGCCCCTACGGGTTGGTTACTTTACCTTGGCGCAGAGGATCGACTCCGGCAGCGCCAGCGCCATCAGTGGGCTGGACTTGATGTTGAGCCAGCGCACGGAAGGGTCTTCTTCTTCCCACGATTTCGAAAAACGGGGAGTTGCCCAGGTGAGAGCCTTCATATCGCTGATGGCTCCGTACAGCTTCAGGCCGGATTCAGTGCTGTTGGAGTTACCGAGGATGATCTTGTCGAGGGCGACCATTGGCTTCTCTACGCCGTCTGCCGGATCGATGTACCACTCTGAATAGGTGAACATATCGAGCTGGATGCCGATATCCCGGTACTGGCCAAGATAGGTTACGCCATTGGGGAGCAGTTCCGGTTTGATGATGCCCTGATCAACCTTGAGCATGTTGAACTTGTCTTTGATCGTTGGGTGTTCGGTGAAGGCAACACCAGCATCAAGACCAAGAACCATGGTGTTGGGAACGACGCCGCTGGACTGGGAAACACGGTTGACCCAGCCGATCAGGTCGGTGCGCGGGGTGGAGTTCACTTTGTCAGTCCAGAGAGCGATACCGGTCAGGGTGATGGTCTGGTTGGCCGGAACGCCGTAGGTGACCTGATTGTCGACACCGTCGCCACGAATGGTGAGTACTCCGGTGTGGAGGATCTGGCTGCACTGCAGTTCCTCGTTGCGGGTACACATGTCATTGAGGTTTTTCAGGTCCTTGCCGAGCTGCAGCGCAGCACGGGCAGCCGGAGTCTGACCGCCGGGGTACATGGTGGTACCAGCCTGAGCCTGTAGGAAATCATCGGCCGTAGTGGCAATTTTTTCATTGATGTGGGCCGGTTCCATAACCTTGCGGCTGGATCCGGGACGGTCGACGACTTTGCCTTCAACCAACGTATTGACGAAGGCGGCCACGCGGCGCTTGCCGGTGATTTTGTCGAACTCGATATACTTGGTGTCGAACTGCTGGGAACCTTTGAAAAAGGTATCGCGCAGGAAGGTGCGGCTGCTTTTGTCGATTTCGATGACCATATCGATCAGGAAACGGGTATCAAAAAGGTTGAGTGCCATGGGTAATACTCCTTACGTAATAGTGACCCCGTCAGGGGGGATAAATGGTTTAGGCAGCGACGGTGGATTTGATGAAAATGTTGAGCAGACGCAGGGCCGCTTTGTGGGTGGTGGCCGTATCGGTACCGCCGAAAACGAGTGCGTTGCTGCTGTATTCACCAGTCAGATAGACCGAGGTGACGACATCGGCGGCGGTGGCATCAACTGCCTGGGCCAGCACACAGACCGGGGTCTGACTGCCGTCGACATTGGCGCTGTTGACGATTTTGTATTTACCGGATGCGGTGATTTTGCCGAGTACGGTACCGCGGGCGAGAACTCCAGCGCCGGATACGACGGTGACTTCATCGGTAACGATGTCGAAATCACCAGCGATCAGGTTATCCAGGTTGTTGTTGTAGGATGTGAAAGTTTCAATGCTCATAACGAGACTCCTTTACGTGATAGGTTGATAATTAGTTAAGACCGGCACCGGCCAGGATGTTGCTGCGGGCCTCTTCGGATTCTTTATTGTCGCCGTCAGCCTTGGTCTGCTTGAGGCCGTCAGGAGACGCGGATTTGAGAGCGGAAAGAATGGCAGCACGGCTGGCTTCATCCGCTTTGGCTTCATCCGTCGCCGCACCGGGCGTTTCAATACGGATGTTAAGGGCGGTGGCCTGTTCGGCACTAATGCCGGTTGTGGCGAGTGCAGTCAGTTTTTCGCCGGTTTCGGTACCCATGGCAGCGGAGACCAGACCGATGACGCGAGCCTGTTCGGCGGCGGTTGCATCGGTGGCCAGTTTGGTTGCAGCTTCGCTGGTAACCATGCCCTGGGTGGCTTCGGCGGATATGGCGGTTACCAGATCCGGGTGTTTTTCTTTGAGTGTTGCGATATCCATGGTTTCCTCACTTTCAATGTGTGCCTGGGCGCCACCGGCCCGGCTGGTTGTTTTTTTCTTCGCGGGATCACAGAGCATGGTAATGAGCGCATCAAGGGTGGCAACACCGTCCACCAGACCCGCATCAACCGCCTGTTTACCCATGAAGATTCGGCCATCGGCCATTTGCTTGACAACAGTGTCGCTGCTGACGCCGCGGTTGCGGGCGACGGCATCGACAAAAACGGAATAGAGGTAGTCGGCTTTGTCCTGCATATCAGCCAGACCGGCTGCGTTGAGCGGTTCATACTGTGAGCTGACCCGCTTGTATTTACCGGCGGTCACTTCGGTCGTCTTGATACCCGCTTTGGCTTCAGCTCCGGAGATATCCCGATGGGTGAAGACGACACCGATGGAACCAACCGCGTTGGTATCGCCACTGATGTATATTTCCGTGGCGGCGGAAGCGGCCCAATAGGCGGCGCTGCATACCTGACCATCACTGTAGGCGACGATCTGTTTTTGACCACGGGCACCATAGATAACGTCCGCCAGCTCCTGGGTACCATCCACGGTACCGCCGGGGGAATCGATGTTGAGGATGATGGAATGCACCGCCGGATCACCCAGAGCGGTGCGCAGATCGGCAGCGGCATACTGGGTGGAGACTCCACCGCTGATATCCATAAACATGTTCATTTTTTTCGCCATGACTCCCTGAATGGGGATAACGGCGATACCGTCGGTAATGGTGGAGCCTTGACGACTGTTGTTGAGGGGTCGCCCAATTGAGGCCTCCACCTGGGGGATATTGATTTTATCGCCGCGCAGGTGAGTGGCGTAGATGCCCTGAATTTCAAGAAGCATGTCCGGGACGATGGCCCAGGGTCCGTTGACGACATCGGCTAGTTTCATGGTTGCTCCGTGGGTGGTGCTTTACTGACAGTTTCTTTTTTGGCGCTGCCGTCCGGCAGGCCGAGTTCTTTTTGCTTGGTGATTTCACGACTGCGCTGGTGATATTGTGCTTCCCAATCTTTGCCATTGCGGGCGGCAATATCGGCGTCGGTGAGGATGTTGTTGTTCTTCGCCATAACAGCAGCGACGATTTCCTTGACCGGGTCGATGTTGGTGCGACTCGGTACGATCCAGCCGGCCTGAGTCCATTCACGCTTGGCAGTGTAGAAATCAGGGGAGCCTTGCGGCAGCTTGATCATGCCGCGCAGCCAGGCCTCTTCAAAGACCATCTCCCATATGATCCGGCAGAAGTGGTCAATCATCCATTCCTGATACATGCCGAAAACCCGCCATGCTTCTTCGAGTGCGGCACGGGCGGAGCTGTAGTTTGTTTTGCTGAAGTCTTTGCTGATGACTTCATAGGGCATACCGGCGGCGGCACCGACGGCACGAAGTATGGTTTCAATAAACGGGGCAAAGGAATCATTGGGGCGGGTATTGGAGAGGATCTTCGGTTCTTCTCCCGCTTCGCCGTAGAGAATCTGGCCGGGGGTGACTTCCTGGTACCGCGCTTTTGCGTCATCAGGAGTACGGCCGGGAATGCCGAGGCCGGACATATCAACGCCCTGCTGTTTGCCGATCCAGACCGGGAACGAGGCGGCGACAATTGCACCAACCAGTTCGAAATCGAGATAGTCATTCATATCCCGGAAAAACTTCATAGCCGGAGCCAGGATCGACATGCCGCGTACATCTTCCGGACGCTTTTTATGAAAGCGGTGCAGCAATGTCGGGCGACTGCCGATGGATGGCGGCAGTTCGCGGTAGTGGCGCAGATCGAGAGAGCCGAAGAGACGGCCGTCATCCGGATCAGCGAGGAAGTAGCCACAGGGGCGGCCATTGTCACCAAGACGAATGCCGTCACGAATGTTGGGAGTAAGGCGCAGGGCAAAGGGAGTACGGAGACGGATAGGATCAATTGTCTGCAGTGCCAGACCAAAGGTACGGCCCGGCTCATCCAAAAACACCGGGATATTGACGAATTCACCATTGACCAGCATGGAGTAGATGTTCTGAAACTGGATGCCGTAGAAGTCAGAGCCGCCGGCAACCGGATCAGCCGAGGCATCAGCTTCGAGGTTCCAGGTTTCAAAGGCGAATTCTGCCTGTTCGGCAACTTCGGTGGCCTGTTCTTCGGTAATGCCGAGGCGCTTCCAGTTGGGTTTTGCTTGCGGCCAGAGTCCGGAGCCAACGGTGTTGATTGCCATGGAGTCAACCAGGCTGGCAGCATGGGCGTTATTAATGGAGAGTTCGTTGGCACGTTCGGCAATGGTTTCCCGCTCGAATCCTTCTTCGAACCAGGAGAGACGACGGGCCTGCCAGTTGGAAAGCGTGCCGGTACTGCCGGAGGCGGCATTGTGATAACCGCCGGCGTATGGTGACGGGTATGATTTACCGATTTTACCGATCATCTCCGGGGCCTCCCGGTGAAGATCTGCGGACCGCCGCCGATGGAAAGCTTGACCCGCTCACCCTGAAGCCATTCCAGTGTTTTGCGTATTTCCGGCAGATCGGCTTTGGTGACCTGTCGTTCACTGCCGCCAGTGGTCAGGCGATAGGCCTGCCCCATGGAGATAGCCATAAGAGCCGCTTTAAAGGCGGCTATCTGGGAGTCGAGTTCGGCGGTTGTAAAGAGGGGCGTGATTAACATGGGGTGAGCATAGCCCACCCAGGAGGAAAGTTACTTTACGGTTTGGACAGTTTGGACAATTTGGACAACTTTGACGATTTGGACAATTTGGACAGGTAACATATTGATTTATCGTTATGGGTCATGTTGATATTTCCGTTTTAGATTTCCGTTCCAGAAGAAAGTTGCTCTACGGAATCTTTGGATACAAACCAACTACGGGAGAAACCGAAGCGGAACGCTTTCAATTTCCCTTCCTCAATCAGATTGATAATATGCTGCCGTGAGCACCCCCACATCCGCGCAACCTGACCGACCTGGAGCATTTCACTTCTTTTGTACATACGCGGTTCCTGTTTGTGCATCTAGCGTCTCCTTTTGCTGAACCATCCGGGGCGTTGTGTGGTGCGGGTCTGCTCATGTTGCTGCTGTTGTTGGGCCCGGACTTCGGCCACTTCTTTCGGGGCGGGCCAGTATTTAACCTGGGCGATTTCGCAGAGGGCCATTTCGTAATAGGAACAGTCCCACAGGTGGTTGGCCCGCTTGGTGGGGTTTTCCCAGTTGATGCCGTTGAGGACTTCGGAGCACATCTGCGTTGCCAAGGGGCGCAGGTGTTCTTTGCCGAGACTGAAGGGATGTCCCATTTTGACGTCTTCTTCACGGAGTCCGGAATGGAGATGCCAGGCACCAGGATCACCCGGTTCTACCATCAGTTTTGAGGCGAGCCGGTTTTTGAAGATGCGGGCGTTGACGTTATGCAGCGCCACGGTGCCAGGCATGGGGCGACCAGTACCGGGAAGTTTGTCGAGTATGGTTTTTGTGTAAATCTGCTGCATGCGTGACGTCCCTTTGAAGGGAATGACGCCGGGGTTGCGCAGGCAGAAGAGGTAGCATTCTGCTGTACGGGAAAGATCGGCGTATTCTTCGGATTCACCACCTCCGGAGTCGATGGACCAGAGGTTGGGTAGATAGGTTTTGCCGGCAGCGTCTCGAAATTCGGAACGGAAGAAGACGCGCTCCAGCGCTTCCCAGCTGTCGACGTAGCCGTGACGCAGCAACCAGCTTTCCTGCTCGATTCCGAATCCCCAGGCGGTGATCTTGTACCAGAAGCCACGTTTCTGCATATCGGCGACGGCGGTGATGGCGGCGATCGGAGCGGCGGGGAGCTGGCCCTCGATACGTTCATCACAGAGGCGGAGGATGTATTCTTCCTTGCGTTCTCCACCCCGTTTGCGGCGATGCGGTATGCCGATAAACGAGTTATCACGCTCTCTTTCTGCCGATTCATCGCCGCCGCGGGCACGGATGATGGCGGCGGCGATTTCTGACAGGGAAATATCGGGGCAGATAAAGCCGGTGATATGAAAGCCGACTGATTCCGGCCGGATGATGATTGTTTCCGGCTGCCAGGCGGCGGCTTCTCCGTTCAGTTTTGCAGCAATGGCCAGCTTAACGGCCCGGTTGCGGTCGATATCATCCCAGAGGGAGGCGCATCCGGAGCAGACATAGCGGGCTGAACGGGCTGATTTTACTATTTTTGGATCAGCTTCTGGTTGGCCGATGCTGCCGGAGGGTTTGCCGGGGGTCAATGTCAATTGCCCCGGCCAGGTAAGACGCTCTTCAACCATCTCCTGGACTTCGCCACAGTGGGGGCAGACCACTTTGAAGTGCATGATGACATCGCAGGATTGCAATTCACGCCAGATGTGTCCGGTAAACTCCGTGGCTGTGGAGCCGATCAGGTTAAGGAAGCGCCGGAAGGTTCTGGTGCGCTTTTCCAGCAGTTTGAGCGGGTCGGATTCTTTACCGGTGAGGTCCGGGTTTTTATCTACTTCGTCACCCCAGGTGAAGTCGGCAGGGAATGAGGAGATGCGACTGGCTGAGGTACCCCACGCCGGGAAGATGACGGTGCCGTCACGCAGGGCGATTTTTCCGGCGGCGGTGTCATCTGGTGATGATGATATTTTTTTGCTGATCGGTTCGCAGCTTTTATAGATCGGGATCAACCGGGTGGTGGCGAAGTTTTTGGCCAGCACTTCCGAGGGGAACATGATGTATTTAGCGTTACCGCCGGAGTAGACGACGTCTTTAAGGTGGATATTGATGCAGGCGTTGGTTTTGCCGCTTTGCTCCGGGCCGCAGATAACCAGTTTATGGACATAGGGGAGATCGGCGGTGTCCATGATTTCGGTCAGATAGGGGGTGATATCGTTATCCCATTTGCCCTGGTGGGCGCCGATGGTGACGACGCGATAGGTGGCGGCAAACTGGGAGGTGGAGATATCCGGCAGGGCCGTGACAATTTCTTCTTCTCCGGGCCAGAGGTCAAAGGGGAGTTCATCGCTTATGTGCCAAAGTGCGGCGGTCATTCTTCCCCGGGTGTTTCAAGGTCAAGTTTAAACGGCAGAAAGTCACGCGGTCGGGCGTAGCTGTCGAGATAGGCCGACATGTTTTTGTCCCAGAATTCTTCCAGATCTGACGTCAGGGAAAGCAGGTTGAAGCTGTCCATATCCACGCCTTGCTCTTTTGCCAGCATGCTGAATTTTTCCATCATGGTATCGATGGCACGAGGGCCGAGGTTAAAGAGGTCCCGCTTGAGGAAGGCCAGTCGGGCGGAGAGTTCCTGCTCCACCAGTGAGCGCTGAATGAGCGATCCTTCCCGTTCATCGTTCTGCAGGCGGAGTTTGCGGGCGTTTTCCCGCTGGACATCTTCACGGTAGTTGGCGATGGACGGTTCATCGGCTGCATCCGGGGTGGTGGTTGGTTTGAGCCCGGCAGCCCGGGCGTAGTAGAGCAGATCAGCGGCTTTGAAGACACCGTTTTTACGCGGGACTTTACCGTCGGAGATATCTTTGTAGAATTTGCTTTTGTTGACGATGAAGCCCTTTTGCAGATAGGGCAGCGCCAGTGACGGCTTGGCAAAGTATTCATCCGCTCCGGAGTCGCCATCATCACGGGCTCGACAATAGGCGGACAGTTCGCGGCTGGCTTTGGTGAGCTCGGACGATGCGCCTTTATCTCCGTTCATGGCGGAGATTTTGAGGCGATAGACGGCATATGCCAAGGCCTGTTCCGTGGTGTCGGTCATGGCATCTATGGCGATCTTTTCCGCGTCGAGTCGCTGTTGTGTGGTTGTTTCGGGGGTGGTCATGGATTAAGTCCCCGATCATCTCCGGAGCCTTGCAACTGGCCCTGCTTTTGCTTAAGTTCAAGTTTTTTGATATTTGTCCACGCTACATCAGAGAGATCGAGTCCGGCACAACGGGCGGTTTCTGATACATACCAGAGAACATCTCCGAGTTCTTTCTTGATGGCTTGGCGGCGGTCTTCAGTCAAAATACATGAGTCGTCACGGCACATTTTTTTAACTTTCTCGGCGACTTCTCCAGCTTCACCAGCCAGGCCCAGGGCCGGATAGACTATCTGGTGGCCAAGAGTCGGATAGATGGCAGTTTCAGCGGCGGCACGCTGGTACATGTCCAGTTCGAGCATCAGAGCAGATGGAACTGATTCACGGTATTCCCACTCCAGAAGCAGATGGAGAAAGTGAATTGCCTTGAGGATGTCTTCAGAACCGTTTTTACTCTCGTGGCGGCATACATATTTGATGACCGCTGATTCACAAAAATTAAGGTTATTTTTTTGGCAGAATTCGGCAGGCTGAATAGGCATATTTTTGTAATGTTGCCCGGCGACTTGGTCTGCACTTGCTGCTGATGTCATGGGGTCTCCTCATTGGGTTCTAAGGCCTGTACGGCTGTGTTGATTACGTTCATTCCGGCGTTGCTGGCTTCGACTCCGACCATGATCCAATCTTCGTCGAGTTTGTTGCCGATCAATCCGGCGATGTTGGTGATTGCTTCGTGGATCCGGGTGATCTGTCCGGCGATACGGCTGCGGGGATGCACCAGTTTTTCCAGTTCCATCAGCGTGCAGATGCCAGTGGCGGCAACCAGGGTGATCAGGTGGTTTTGTTGGATTTGATTCACTGGTGGATCACGCTGATCATTTGTGGAGACAGAAGGCATCATTTAACGATGCCCGTTTCAGTATGACAGTCCTGGCATACTCACATTGTTGCATGTTGTTGAACTCCTGGAATGCGACTGATTTAGCCATTCCAGAGCCATTGGTGTAGAAAATTACGACCAGTATTGCAGTTATCATGCGTTTGGCTCCCAATTGTTGCAGTCCGTACATATCAACTCAAAAGCACTGCCGATGTAGTTTATGTCCACATTTTCACTGCCGCATTTATTGCACGTAAGTTGGAAGTTTAAGAATCCCATGTTGAAACTCCTTTCGTAATCTAACCAAACACAGCAGCGGTCAAGCCGCTGTGTTCAAGCCGTTATGATGCTTACCATCTCCCGCCAGATGTTCGCACCGCCTTGATTCGGTCTGCGGGTATTTTTGTCTGATTGCCGTAAGCATCTGACACGATGTACCACCCCATTTCAGCTTTTCCGGAAGTGCAGTAGCTCCCGCCAGCGCGTGACGTTTCGGGGAAGGTTTCGCTTGTGCCATCCAGATATTCAATGGTGATCTGCATTGGATACCTCCTTATTGTGGAAGCGAATCGCAGCCAAAATGTTGCTCATTGCTGGCCCGAGATATTGGCAACCATTACATTCAACATGCCTCGCCCCGTTTTCATACGTGTAAACGCTCAGTTCCGAACCACAACGAGGACACGGTTTTAATTTTGGATAGGTCATCTTCATTCCTCCGTGGTCCGTTCCATCTAAAATTGCGGTGTCTTGCGAATAGAGTCCTTTTCACCAGAAGCCGTGACACTGGAGATGCAGACCGCAATGGCTGCTGAACTCCGAAAAGTGGCTTGCTCATTCTCACTGGATTCGCAGAGGACACCGCAAACTGAAACCGTTGTTACTCTGCCAAAGTAAAATCAACGTACAACTTCTGGCCTGGCTTGATCTTGCCAAGAAGATCAGGATTGTTCACCGTTAAAGACAGTGATCCGGACGGCGTGAATCTGGCAAACGTGTTGTCCTCGCTTTCACCGTTTGGCCCGAACGGGTTGTTCCCGCAAACCGGGGCTGCTTTGATTGTTTCTCCATATGTGGTTGTTTCAACTGACGACACCAACATTTTTGCTCTCATCATGGTCCTACTCCTTTTTAACTGCTGTATTTCCCTTTTCAGGGATTCATTTTCATTGTGCAGGCGCTGCCATTCCCGGAGTAAATCCCCGATTGTGTCGCACGCCCAGTTGATCCGTTTTTGTGTGAGAAATGGCATCAAATACACACGCAACATGTCATGGTATCATCCCCATCTTGAGGATCTCAAAACCCCACTTTACGGCGGTGCTATTTGCATGTGCGGCCTTACGAGCCGCTTCTTCCGAACCAAAGAAAGCAACGTCGGTCCACTTATTTTCCATCGGCCAAGCACTCTCCCTGCTACTCACATAAATCATTACGAAATATGGTTTTTTCATACCGCCACCTCTCCCTAAACAGGGCTATACACCCAACCTGTATCCATAAATTGCGGGTTTTCGTAGATGTTGCCGATTATTTCCGGTTCATCGTCTGAAATACGATCCTCCCAGGTATGGGAGAATTCTTCGATACCAAGCAACGGCGCATCAGCATTACCGAGTTCAAAGGGAGTGAAAACCCATTGTCCGCCTTCCTGGTGCCACTCCACCTGAAAGGCGTGGCGCTGTTCGTTATCTCGGCTGTACGCAGTCTGACAATGTCGTCCTCAAAAATCTCATTGCCGTGCTTGTCCTTCAATCCGGTGGATTGGAGTAACACCGGTTCGGTCCAATCTTCGTTTGGTTTAGTCAGGCCAGAGAACAAGCGGCCGCCTTCATAGTAGACAATGAAATCGTCATAGATCATCCGGTTCCCTGATTCATCCCACGATCTGAATTTTATATTTTGTCGTGCCATCGTGTCGGCTCCTTTAACTTCGATTGTGACCATTCCGTCATCGTTGTCGTATTTCCCGGCATTCCAATCTGATTCCGCCTGCTGTTTGTCCGGGTACCATGATGTTTCCGGCCAGGCCGGGCAGCTGTCGGTAAAGTCTCCGGAGACTGAGGCAGCGCAGGTGATCATGTACCATTCTGATGTGCATGATTTGTCAGGACTGGTGACCACATAGGCATCAGCTCCACAAAAGGGGCATTTTACAAGCTCTGCCATCAGCTTAATCCCCTTGTGTATGGGCTTTGAGAAGGTCTTTCAGTTGCCCACGTGCTCCGATTGCATAGACGCGCCACTGCCAAAGACGGTACCCTATCGACTTCGCGAAACCTTCGGCCTCTTCTGCCGTAAACCATGCGCCTTCGGTTGTTTTCCAATAGGAAATGCATTCTTCATCTCCCTGGGACTCAACAAGCTCCTGAATAACGAATACCGGGCAATCCATACATGCCAATGAGATTTCGTCGCCTTTACGTAGTATCGCTTCCATAATCACCCCTTGTCCTGGTACTGCGGTTTGAGGGTATAAACCCCGGCGCTATCCTTGATCAGTTTTGCCGTGGCGGCCTTCGGGTTGGTGGCGGCCAGGCTGTCAACGAATTCTTCTGCGGTGAAGCCAACCGGGACGTTGTATTCGCGCCCTTCAAATTTGATGATGATGTCTGTTTTTTCGCTCATGCTTTCCCTCGTTTCTGGTTTTGTACGGTTGCGGCGCTAAAAAGCGCTGATTTCATCGTCGGCGGCGTCATCTGCATCCGGCCCGGCGCTGGTTGGTGCTGGAGATCCGGCGGGACGTGCCGTGCGAGTGGCTTCTTTTACCTGGGCATGGAGCATTTCGCGCAGAGCCGTGCGGTCCCAGGGTGAAAGGGTATCGATGGAAACTTTTTCGGTTTTCAGTTCCGCCCCGACGGAGACGGTGCGGGTGATTTGTTCCGGAAGCGGGATCCGATCGATGCTGGTGCCGGCGCTGAGTTTTGCCGGGTCGGTTTTGAAGTGATAGGCTATTTGGACGCGGGTTTCTGCCATGGTGTCGCTCCTTTACTGCCACAGGGGCCAGTTATTCCGGTTTGGATTTGATGGTAATGATGAAGTCATGACCCTTTTTATCGTCACAATTGAGCATGGCCATGTCGGGACCGGAAGCCACACCGCAATATCCGTATGCGTCCGTGAGTCGCTTGGCTGCGTATTTCATAATGTCATCAAGAATTGGGTTGTCCATGTGTTGCTCCTTGTGCCTTTGAGGGCTTTTTATTGGTTGAGATATTCCCTGGTGATGTATTCCGGAGTCATGCGCCCCCGGCTGGTGTCGAAGTAGATTGCCGGGATGGTGAGTTGCCCTTTAATGAGCAGCTGGTGCAGGATGGCCAGTCCGGCAGTAGCGGCCCATTCGTTGGCAAATATGCCTTGCTCAGCAAAGGGTGTATCGGCGCAGGAGGGCGCTTTTTTCTTGGATGTTTTCAGTTTAGCCATGCCGGCGACAACATAGGGGCTGGGGAGATGTCCAACAGTGGGGGTGGTATCCCATTTTTTCAGTTCTGTTTTCAGTTTGGCGGTTTCGGACGTGGAGCCGTAGATTGCCTGTCCGGTTTCCTGGCCGTTGCCGAGGTCCAGCCAATAGCCGCTGTCACGAAGGGGTTTGCGGGCCTCGACGGTATCGACGCAGCTGATCACCAGGCGGTCATGGTGTTGAGTTGGTGAAATGATGCGATCGCCGAAGTCATGCAACCCCGCAAAGGAAGTGCCGTATTGCTGGTTGAGTCGGTACGCCAGGGCGTGTGCTTTGGGTTGGCCGATCTCCCAGGACTGGAAGTTCTGCCGACTGCAGTTTTTTTCTTCAATGGTGTCGGGATCCACCAGAACTACGTCCAGTTCGAGTTGATATCCGGCGAACAGTTTGGCCAGGCCTTGGGCCAGATAGCTGCCGGTACCACCGACGCCCATGATGACGATGCGGGAAAAGTGCGGTGCGATGTAGGTTTTCCGGTTTTGTGACATCATTTGAGACCTCGCAGAAGTTTTGCAGCGGCTTCGATCGGTTTTAAGGTGCGCAGCGGGCAACTGCCCCGATATTTTTTGACGTAGTCGTGGAAGGGGATGGCTTTTTTGCCGACCAGATAGTTGTGATGGTTGAACGGCGTGTCGAAGATGGCGGTTTGCACGGCTGCAGGGATGTCATCACCCGCGATGATGCCGGTGGAGCCGAGGCAGAGGTTTGATCCAGTAAGGTTCGGCAGGGGGAGTTCATAGAGCATGGTTGCTTCGGTGAGTTGTTTGCCGGCCATGCCCCACATATCGATTTTGGTGATTTTGTGTTCTGATGCGCTTATTTGAGCCCGTACGGCAATTGGCGGCAGAGTGACGGGGTAATCCACCAGTTTTTTGCCTTTACGATAGAGGATGGTGCGCTTGCCGGCCGAAAGCAGCAGCAGGTAGGTGTCTACTTGCTGGTTTTTCTGCATCCAGATCAGTCCGGGAAAGGGTCTGAAGGTGACATCAGTGCTGACGAAGGCCATGAGTTGTTCTGGAGAGACAACAAAGCGCTTTTCAGCAGCGCCGGTGAAGTCACTGAGGACGATTTCTTCTTCGAAGATACCGATGCCATAGAGTTGTTTTTGCAATGTTTCTGTCATGACTGGATCCTTATCTGGACGTTTTCACGGATACGGAGTGGGCTGGTCCATTTAATGGGGCGCTTGTTGTTGGTTTTGCGCCAGACGTTGCAGATTTCATGGATGAGTTCGTCAGCCATACCACCGGCATTGATGGCCAGGTCGTATGGTTCCGGCAGGCAGGAGGTCATTTCATACCAGGCCTTGGCATAGTCCAGACAGAATTCGATGTCTTCACGGCTGGTGATGATGATTTCACAATCCTGGCCATGGTCTCCGGAGATGATCGGCTGGCCGTGTTTCATGTGGACCGGGTAGCGCTCGGTGACCGGTCCGAAGATAACGTCAAGTCCTCCGTAGAGGAGCTTGTCAAAGTTGACGGTTTTGGCGCCGCGATAGAGTTCGTAGTTTTTAACCAGCGGCATGATGCCGACCTGGGTGATGAGTTCGTTGTCTTTATCGAGGCAGTTGGCTGAGTCATAGACAGCGTCGAGACAGCTGGCGACTGATTCAATATCGGAGAGGAAGGCTTCGACAACTCCGGATTCCTCGCAATCGTAGGTATAAAAGGGTAATTGCAGGTGAATTCCGTAGAGTTCGCGGGGTTCGCATTCATCGCAGATCATTTCCAGCGGGGTTCCAAGGGGCCAGTAGCCTGATACGTGGAGCTCCAGCGGTCCAACAAATTTATAGATACCGGTTTCAGTGAAGGCGTTCTTCAGGATGAGCGCATCAGCCAGGTGGTGCAGCTGGTAATAGTCCCAGATGGCCTGAATGGAGGCGAAGAGTACGGGGCTTATGGTTTTGGGAGATGCGGCAATGGGTCGCGGTGGCGGCAGCGGCCGGCGGCTGGTACGTAACCGGGCTGTGAGTATCGGTTCACGCAGTCCGCCACCCCTGCTGAAAATATCCCGGGCGTCATCATCACCATAGCGCTCGACACCGGGGAACATTTCTTCCCAGGGGCGCAGCAGATCAGCCATGGTGGTGACGGTGGCGAAGGCGGCACTGTCGGGTACCTGTTTAAGGGACCCGGCAGCCAATGCATCACTAATGCGGGTTATGAGCAGGGAGGCAGACATGGGTTAGGCCCGCTTGCCGATGATTTCTTGCGGTACGCGGCCGATCAGTTCGGCGCCGCTATTGATGATAATGTCGATGAGTTCTTCTTTCTTGAGGGCCATGAGGGCTTTGCCGTGGTGGTGCTGCTCACGGTATTCGATTGCTTTGCCGTCGGTCCAGATGCCGACTCCCGGTTCTTCTCCAATACGGACGATTTCACTTTTATTGAGTCCGGACAAGTAGGTTTCGGTGAAGGCCCAGTCGTGTTCCAGTTCAATTCCGAAGCGATCGGCGGCGAATTGCCAGACGTCTGGCGTTGGATCGGCAATGATGCTGGCAGTGGCGGCGCAGCGCATAGTCGAGTAGAGATCATCGCCGGGTATTTCGAAGATGGCTTCGGCTATTTTGGTGGCAACGGCACCGTTACCGAGACCGAGGAGGTCACACATGTAGTTGCGGGCCGAGGCAGAGTAGAGCGTGAGGGCAAGCAGGCCGAGGCGATAGGATATTGTTTCCGCCCCGGTATTCATGAGGCGGTCTTTGATGAAGGCACGGCGGGCACGTTCTCCCCGGGCGGCATCATAGACAGGGCCCGAGTCGGTAGCTGCGGGTTTTTTGGGTTCCAATTTCGCGGCTGCTGCCGGTTTCGGTGCTGTTTTTGTCGGTGCGGCTGCTGTCGGAGGCGGTGATGTTTCTCCTGCAGGAGGATCCTGGCCTGATGGTTCTTCGATTGTTTCTTTGGTATCCGGTTCCGGAGCTGGTTCTTCACGATAGAGGGCATCGAAACAGGGACGCGGGCCAACGCAGGTGCGAGAGTAGCCGGAGACGACGGCGCCGGTGGTACGCAGGACAGAGATGAAGGCGTCACAATCAAGGCAGCGATCGGCAACTTGTTCGTTATCCCGCAGCTCCCGGTGTTCAGGTTCCAGGCGGTGGCCAAAGCGGAATCCGCAGGTCCCGAACATTTTGGCGGCTTTACTGTGGGACCAGTAGGCGGTGAGGAAGGCAGCCTGTTTTTCTTCAAAGCATTTCGGGTTGCCGCATTTCCCTGCAGGGACAATGTCAGAGAAGAGTCCGGACTGGACGGAGGTGTTATCCGGGCAGGTCTGGCAGTCGGTTTTGTCGAAGAATCCGCGGTCAAGTTCACAGGCGATGGCGCCAATGCGTTCGGCCAGGTCGCGGGTGGAGAGTTTCATCCTCAGGCAGAGGGCCAACAGTTCGCTGATTTGTCCGGAGTCACCAACCCGGGTGAAGAGTTCGGCGTGGGATTGGGATAGTATGCCATCACGCCAGGCGCTGAGGACCTCGGAGGGGAGATCGAGGAGTCTCACCATTCGGCGGATGGCGTGCACAGGTATTCCGGTCCGGAGGGAAAGGTCAGAGACGGCACCGGTGGTGTTAGCGTGGCGAGTCATGTATTCCCTGAAGGCGGTGGCGGTTTCGAATGGTGTGAGGTCGTCACGCTGCAGGTTTTCCACGAGCATGAGGTCGAAGGCGTCGACTTCATTGACGTCACGGATCATGCACGGGACTTCATAGGCGGCATCATCGGCAGCGACAGTTTTGGCAGAGCGATACCGCCGTTCGCCAGCGATGATTTCGAATTTATCAAAGCCGTTGGGGCGGACGATCAACGGCTCCAGGATGCCGACGGAGCGGATGGATTCGGTGAGTTCGTCGAAGCGGGCCTGTCGCTGTGGCGTCATGTTGTCTTCAAAGCGCCGGATGTTGTAGTCATTCATCTCCAGCCGGTTAATCGGGATCATCTTAAATGTGTTTTCCATGGTGTCTCCAGTCAATTTTAGTGGTGGGAATCCCTCCCCCCTGCCGCCGCGCCCTTTTTATCCTTTATCTGTTAAAAGACCGCCCGCCAGAGGTTGGGGCCAGTTCGGGCACAACGGATCAAGCTCGGCACAACGGTCGATCATGTCACGGACGCAGGCGGTGGATTTGCCGAGGATCCGCCCGATCGTCGCCGGAGGAAGTTCCGACAGGTGCAGCAGCCGGAACTTGACATATCCCTCAGGGGTCCATTCGGTACCGCGCAGTTGAGCAACCGCTGCCCGGGCCTGGAACACTTCACCGTGAGTTGCGCAATAGGTCCGCTTGCATGATTCGAAGCTGGCCAGTGCCCTGGCTCCGGTGATCAGCGCTCCGCAGATCGGGCACTTGACGATGTTACCCAGGTGCGTTTTGCAGATCCATGCCCATGCGGTGGGGCGGTCAATTACATCCAGTACGTGCTCAATATTCATAAATCACCGAACTTGCTGTATTTTTAGATAGTTCCAAAATTCCCGAATCGGAAAAAATTAACTCGTGGCCGAACACGGCGGGCACAATTACCCGCACGTCATAGGCCCTGGGAAGGACCCAATTTTAATGAAAAAATAAAATATGACGTCATCGGGCGAAACCCTTCTGGGTGTAGAGAGCAATCTGTTCTGCGATCTTCACCGGTAATGTTCTATTGACGAAATCGTTGCCGACCCCGAAGAATGGGAATGAAGGTTTGTATTGTGGCTTCCTGGTGAACAGCATTATCGGCTTCAGGCCTCTGGCACGTACTATGTTGTTGATCGGAGCCCCGCCCTGTCTGCCTTTCTGAAATGCTCCCGCCCCGATTTGCCGCTGGACGGAGCCATGCAGTCCACGGCCCTGCTCAACGACTCGCTGATATACCCCAGGTTGCAAAACATTCGTGAAGCGCTTGATCACCACATACTCAGTCGCTTTCCGGGCACCGAACCATTTCTTCCGTGAATTGGCTGTGGCGTTCGAATTATATCCGCCATCGTTGAACAGCCCCATCCGAGAGAGGATCTGCTGCACCTTGCCACCAGGCATGTTCCCCCACTTGTTCAGCAGCCCCGGGTTTGCCTTTGTCGCCGGTACCCAATACCTACCCAATCTATCTTCAGAAGGCTTCATCGATCGACCGCCGCCCGCGATCAGCTTCATCATGTATTCGTCAACAGAACCCTTGCTGCCGTAAAGTTGGTTGAATACAACAACCGCTTCATAGATCCCCTTACGGTTGTAACTCCTGGTCTTCTTATCAGCAGCCAAGACAAATACGTTCTTCAATGTCGATGGATGCACCGTAGGAAATACCCGCTGCATTTCTTCCTGAAGCTTTGCCCTCAAACCCCAGGCAGTATCGTTGACAGCATTGCGCACGGCAGATGGAATCTTCTCATCCTTCAGCGCCTGCAGCTTCTGAGTCAACTCAGAGAAGCCTTTCAACTCTATATTGATCATCACTCACTCCTTTTGTCCGGGCTTGTCCGGGATGTCCGGTCAAATTTCCACACCCCGGACAGACTTTTTTAAAACAAAATCAACTACTTTTCTTTCTTGTCCGGGATGTCCGGGGAAAAATAAACTCCCAAGGCGATAAACTACTCTTGCTCAGTGATACCAATTACAGACACACGCGCATACGCGCACACGTTGGGAGTTCAAAACTGCCCGGACATCCCGGACAGACTGCCCCAACGCTTTGTTTATGGGGCTTTACCGTGTCCGGGGTCGCTTTATTGTGCCCGGACATCCCGGACATCCCGGACAGAATCCCGATAACGACCCCTCTCATGGGAAGCCTCCGGCGAAAGGGGGGAGCGGGGGCGGGGCGTCTGTGTCCTCCTCCGGCTTCTCATCTACGATGGAGAAGCCGGTATAACAATTGGCACGCCGCGTACTGCCAACAGCGTCGATGACAACTTCCTTCTTCCCGTCATGCACATCCACCCCGGTTTCCCGCAGAAGGCGTGCGAATTCCTTTTGAAAATGCGGCTCGCCAAAAGGAGGGAGGTTCCACGTCCGGCAGCGGTCAACGTATTGTTCATACACAGACGGCTGGGCAGCCCCCTGAAACGGCTTCTGAGACGTCTTGAACTCCCTGCCCTTGGGATCAGAAACAACGTGCTTCTTGATAAAATACAGCACGTTATTGTTGATCGTCTTATACTCATCAAGACTTTGCTTCATCGCCTCGGATTCCTTAAATCCGCCATCTTTGCGCAAGATCGCCAACCCGGCCAGCGCCCAGGCGAATATTCCGGGCAGCTCGGCCAGCAGTTGGCCAATCAGATCAATATCGGCACTACCCGATTTCACAAACTGGCGGGTCATCTTCACGATCATGATCTTGCGGAAGAAACCATCTGAATTGTCGAGCATCTTGGGGAGCTTGTTGGTCGAATACGCCAGCTTGCAATACGGCTCAAAATCGAAGGGAGTTTCATTCTTGAATGAAGCAGAAATAGGATCACCAGACACCAGCGCCTTGATCTCCTGGGATTGCATCGCCTTGGCCTCAATCTCTGAAAACGTGTTGAGCAACTTGCCTACCAGCTTGGAGAGATAAAACTGATCATCGAGGCGCCCCATCGGGATATGAGTGCAGTTTTTGGCACCGACCAGCGCCTTGAGGATCTTCAGCAACGTGGACTTGCCATCACCACCATCGCCAACCATGATTAACATGCGTTCGTACTTTGTTTCCCGGGTGAGGCAATACCCAAAAAACTTCTGGATCTCCAGGATTACCGCCGGGTCACACACCGACTCTTCAAGAAACTTCTGCCAGCGCTTACAATCAGCTACCTTTTTCGGGTCAAACGGCACCGGCAGCATATACGAAGCGTAATGCTCCTTTTCATGCTGTAACAGCTCCCCGGTATTCAAATTGAGCATACCCGACTGCAGGCATATCAAATCAGGATGATCATTCATTACCCGGCCCAGGGGCAGGGTCGAAAGTTTGCAGATCATGTTTGCCGCATCCGCAGCGCGGGCGCTATTACCTTCATCCTTCAACATGATCAGCGCCTTTTGCTCGATATGGTCACGGCCGTACTCTTCCCAGTAGCGCCCTTCCCAGCGATAAATAAGTCCAGTCAATGGGTCAGACACCACTGCGATATCGTCCATAATCGCCTGTGCCAACATTGCCGGCATAAACTTGCGGCCCCTGAAAAACCGCTGCACGCTTGCATCCACTTCGGGAGCCTGGGGAGGCTCAACCACCATGGCATGCACCAGCAGGTCATTCAGATCAGAAACCGTACGGCCGTGCCTGACAAACCAATCAGTCAGATCCTGGCCATGATTTTTCGGATAATATGAGGGGGGTGGGGAAGCTGACAACGTATCTCCGGTTTTATTCAATGGCTTCAGGCCTTGACCACCGGCAGGGGGTTTCGCTGGGCTTTCACCAGCTCATCAGAAGGCTGTTCTCTGTATGCGGACCAAAAGGGTCACTTATGGCCCGCCTTTTCTCTTTTAGCCGTCGCCGTAGCCGTAGCCGGAGCCGTAGCCGTCGCCGGAGCCGGAGCCGTCGCCGGAGCCGTCGCCGGAGCCGGAGCCGTCGCCGGAGCCGTCGCCGTAGCCGTAGCCGGAGCCGTCGCCGTAGCCGGAGCCGTCGCCGTAGCCGTAGCCGGAGCCGTCGCCGGAGCCGGAGCCGTCGCCGGAGCCGTCGCCGTCGCCGGAGCCGTCGCCGTAGCCGTAGCCGGAGCCGTCGCCGTAGCCGGAGCCGTCGCCGGAGCCGGAGCCGTCGCCGTAGCCGGAGCCGGAGCCGTCGCCGGAGCCGTCGCCGTAGCCGGAGCCGTCGCCGGAGCCGTCGCCGTAGCCGTAGCCGGAGCCGTCGCCGGAGCCGTAGCCGTCGCCGGAGCCGTCGCCGTAGCCGGAGCCGTCGCCGGAGCCGTAGCCGGAGCCGTCGCCGGAGCCGTAGCCGTCGCCGGAGCCGTCGCCGTAGCCGGAGCCGTCGCCGGAGCCGTCGCCGTAGCCGGAGCCGTCGCCGGAGCCGTAGCCGGAGGATACCTCCAGCGCAGCGGCTTGGGGGGTGGGGGTCAGTTCTTCCATATTGGGACCTCATCAATAGATTTAATGGCCTGCTCAGTCATTGGGATAATCTCAATAACCTCAGACAAAAAAACTTCAGGCACGGCGACAGGGAATTTGCATTCAGAAGGTTTGGACGTCCCTTCCGTGGCCAACTGAGAAAGTGAAGCCGCACCACGCCAATACCATATGCGGCGGGCATCTGTTAAAACCGCCTCTTTACCGCTCTGAGCCTTGACAACACCAGCGAATACCCCTGCGCTATACGTCCGAACCATGCATTTTTTACCAATCATCACAATCTCCTTTTGTATATGGCCTATGGCCGGATAACCCCTTCCGGGGCAACACTTAAATCGATAACCTGATCAATACGACGCCATTCTGCAGAGATCAGACTCGGGTGGAGTGGATCAACAGTCAGCATGGTAAAAATCAAATACGTCTCAGCTTCATCCATTAACTCTTTCAGAAATTCCGTGTGGGTTGCTATCCCGGAAAAGGTCAAACCCTCAATAATAGCAACGTCAGCATTGGAAGTCCGACGATTAAAAAACGCCATATTTTTGGGCATGGCATCCCAGTAAAAAATTGAATATTCTCCCAGCTCCGCCGCCTTCGTATGTGCCAACCGTGTCTTGCCGCTGCCACCAGAACCGCAAATCAGCGTTACCTTGTTATTATTCATTGTTTTCTCCTCCCATTAATTCCGGCCAGATAATTAGCCGGACACTTTTGGCATGCAGCGCCAGCGACTCTGCAGCTTTCATGGCGCCGGTGTATCCGGCCTTATCGGCGTCATACGCCACAATCACATCGCGGCCGGCAAACTCCTTGCTGAACTCTTCCGTCCAGGTACCGCAACCCGCCGTCTGGGTAACCGCATTCAAACCGGCCGAGCGGGCGGCAGCCATATCGCTTTCCCCCTCGCATAACCAAATTGTTCCCGACTTCCACATGGATTGCGGCGGATATAATCGGGTACGGCCATAATCATTCGGAGCGGTGCCACAACCCTTGCACACCTTGGACTTACCCTTTTCTATCTTCCAGGCACCACCACAGGCCTTGCACACCCGGTCGTACCAACTGATAATCTTGTATTCAGTAGCACCCGGCATATACAGGCGGATATTTGCCAGATTGCCATCCGCCAAACGTACCGGCATGGCAATCCGCTTCTTCTTTTTCGGGTACGTATACTCCCGCAAATCCAGCTCGGCGATCACCGCCGGAGTCCATCCGCGCTTCTGCCCCAGCTCCTCCACCGTCTCCGGGGGGAGGGGTGGCAGGGCCGCCAGATCCGCCTCATCGATAAACACCTCTGGAGGCAACGGCGGCGCTTTCGGCTTCGGTTGGGGGGCAGCAGGCGTCCGCAAACTGCGGGCTCCACCCGTATAATCATTATCGAATTCTTCGCGGAATGCCTTCAGGTCCTGGCCATCCAGATGAGAGGCCAAACACCACAACCGCACCAGATCCCACTTTTCACCACAGGAATTGCACTTGCCCGAATCCTGCTCGAAATTATAAAACGCCGAAGCCGTCTTCTGATCACCATGCACCGGGCAAAACCCGTGCAACTTCGAGCCGTATACCTTCTCGACCCGAAAGAAGCTTTCCGCGATCTCACGGCAGCGCGCCGCTCCGAGGTTTTCCAGAGCCCAGCCCATTATTCACCCGCCCCAAATAAAACAGACTGCGTTTCAACAATAGGAGGGCGCTCGGCATACACTGCCCATGCCCGGTCATGCAAGCGGATGAAGCGAGCACACGCCCGCTGCAATAAAACCATATCAAGCGCCTGATCAGCTTCACGGATGGATACCCTGCCCTTACGTATCTCGGCCACCACATCAGGACGGTTGGCAACCAGCCAATCCATTACATCATTACCGGGATATGCAGCTGCAACCGCCTCATAGGTGGTACTCACCAACGCAGACGCCGCGGCATGATCAAAAGCGACAACATCCACCAAAGGTGACTCAACCGGCCCATACACGGAAAGCCCTGGTATCGCATCGAAAAGCCCCACGGCTAATGCCCCATCCCGTCGATAGCAGACAGCATATGGGCAGTGACACAAATCGCCTTACCAGGCTTTAACCCGGATAACTCTTCAAGCCACTTGTTGCGCTTGGAGATAAAGGCTTCTTCCAGGGCCAGGTAAAGAATCTCATCAACACAAAACGGCATACTCTCACCGATCACAACTCTTCCAAAATCGTCCGTAACTGGAGTTTCACGGAGATCGAGCTCGACCGGGTTGTATGTGACATCCTCGTCAAAACAACTGCAGGGAAACGTGCCACAGGTATCACAAGGCCCAACAGGACATTCACAACTGACAATATCCTTGCCGCAGCCACCACACATGATCACAGTCGGCTTTGCATGGACCGACACCGGCTTCACTGCGTCTGCGGTTTTGACATACACAGCCTGTCTGCCCGGAGTCCCATTAAAATGAGATTTGCACTTGCCATCACATCCACCCTGCGCATTTTTAGGACATCCGGGCACACTGCACTTTTTAGCGGCCATACTGACAACCTCCATAGAATTTAACGTCTCAACCGCAACCGCAATCGGGCTGACTCCACGAACTGCAGAAACCGGTTCCTTACCAACCCAGGCGCTGCACTCACGACACGTGGCCGAACCGGACCGACGGTACTGAATACACTTACCGTCACCCGGCACGACACGGGCAGACAGCCAACAGACTGCATCATCATCAACACTCACGACTTAAACGCCTTATTATGGTGAAACCGACGATATGCCTTATACGTTGTCAGATCAGGGGATGGATGCAACGTGCGGTTATGGCACTCTTCACACACCCGCTTACCCTTGACGATGACCGCTTTCTTATACTGCCCATACAAAATAACGGTAATCGCTGCCCAACAGAGTGCCAGCACTACCATGGCAGCAACAGTCGCCATTGCTTCACCATCAGACTCGCGGTACTTCATGCCAGCACCAATGTAGCCAGGGCAAACAACACAATTCCAGCGCCGATAACATTCTGGATCAGAGCGGCAACGGGGCGCTCCGGACTAAAATCTTTCAAATCCTTATTAAAAACTGTCATGGTCGTACCCCCTCGATACCGCGAAAATTTAACTCTGAATAATCAGCACACTCAAAACCGAGATCAGTCAGCCACTTCTCAATCGCCAACCGATTAACCAAACCGGCCTGTGTGCAGTTACCTTCAAACCGGCAGCCGTGGCATGGTTGCGGAGGCATGGTCAGAACACCATACGAGGCCCGACTAAATCACGCATTGGGCCTACAAACATATCGTTGGAATAATCATAACGGCACCATGACGCAATAAATCGGTACTGCGGAGAATCCATCGAGAACATCATGTGGATGGTGCTCCGCAATGCCAGGCACACATAAAAACTTGTAGTGAAACCAGTCAGGAAAGCATGTTCTTGGGTATCCCTGATCTGACATAGAACAGCATCTACTAACTTTTGATTTTTCATAACGCCCCCCGCTTTAATTGACCTGATAACCTCAACCGCTGGATAAACTCCCCAACCGCCATAAATGCCGCCCGCTGCTGAGGTGTCCATAACGTCTGGAATGCCTCCGGAGTCAGCCAGTTTTGCTGCGTGGATTTGGACTTTGGCTGTTTCATTTTGCCGACACCTCCGTCACCTGATTCATAAACACACCCAGGGCAGACAACAGATGCTGAGAATGCTTATCCAATGAGCGCCGCTCATCAGGAGTAATCCGGCCATCCTCCAATGCATCAGCGGAGGCCTCAATCAACGAACCAAAATCTTTAATCAAATGATTTAACTGGCGGGAAATATCAGCCAAACAAGGAGAAACAGGAGGGAGGATCAGCGGCACGAAATTAAAACGACCGGCAAGGAAGAAAACTGGAGACAAAGCTACATCAACGGGATTACCCATCTTCAGGCTGGTCTCGATAATAGTTTCAATCCGATCCAGAGGGTTGTGTGCCCCTGAATCTGAAAAATCAGCATTCGGCTCCTGCCACTTGTTCACCAGGGACGTAGACAAATGCAACGCCTTGGCATGGTCAGGGGTATTTCTGTTAATTGCCGCTGCTATTGCCTCATGTGATCTCATTACATCCCCCGCATAAACACGTAATTGAACCAGTACAAAAACCTGCTATTGTCAGACCATGGCACTAAGCAGCCAGATCGGCATCATCAGACACATCACAGACCAGACCCATTGACCTTAACCGACCGAGCACCGCCTGAGCATTTGGGCTATGCATCGACCGATACTTACCAGTAACAATCAAATGCACCGCTGTCCGGGTGATACTGAACTCACGGGCAAGAGCGGCATAATTAACAATCTTGCAAAGTCCCTGTGTTTTGTTAAAATCAATAGCCATTTTGGTCACCTTCGTTTAAGATTCACTAAATTTAAGAGAGAGGAAGAAAGCATGGGCCTGATCACCGACATCATTAAAGGATTGCCGCTTACTGCCATCCAAGATGAAAAGATCAAAGAACTCGAAAAACGGATCAACACGCTAGAATCCGAAAATAAAGAGCTAAAAATAAAACTGGTACAGTACGAATTAAAACCTCTTGAGAGATGCCCATCATGCAGAGGATTAGCTTTCAGCCTTAAGTCAAGTGCCCTGCACCCGATATTTGGAGACACAGGTGCTAAAGACTATGTTTTTTCCTGCGGGTCTTGCGGGTTTGAAGATACGGTGCTTGCTTTGTCAGCTGGAGAAGCGTTGCGACAAATACGGCAGCAATGACAAATGTCTCGGCTATCAAGAGTGTGTCCGGATGCTATTACGATCCCGAACAATTTAACCGTCCATATGCTGCGTAACGAACCCATTACTGCACCTGTTTCGACTGAAAGATGGGGCGGCCACCTGAGACATGTATTGTTTGCCAAGGGTCGCAACCAATGAATTCAGCGGTCACCCTGCCGACCAGGATCAGAACATCAGCACCAGTAGCACTCGCAATTGCCTCAGCAGCTTCTTTGTGGGTTTCATATGTAAGAATCTTCATGACAGCTTTGACCTGGGTGTCGGCATACTCTTCCATCAACAGTGCACCAATTAAAGTTTTGCCACCTCCGGTACCGTTAATAAGTATTATTTTCATAACCGCCCCTTTTTACGATGTATGCCCGGCCAGACCGGGGTGGTTCTCAACAACTAACGTGACCGATGCAGAGTAAAGGATCCAGCTATCACAAATGCAGCGGACAGACATAAGATCACCCCTGAAAAAAGTTCTTAAATCATGTTTTCCCCTGAGCTTTAATCGGAATTCGCGCTTGCAATGTGGGCATACAATATTCATGGCGGCACCTTTCACTGTTTGAAATGGAGAACTCAAATGAACCGACCAGACTTAACACCAGGACAACAACTTTTAGAAAACTCAAAAAATGAACTTTATGGATATTTTGGTGCCAAATCTGTGACCGAAGAAATGATTGTCAACCACACCCTTGCTATGGCGATCAAGGAACTAACAAAGCTATCCATCATTAAGAACGGTACATCCTGA